TTTTCCAAGTGAGAACGAAGCAAAAGAAGTTGTTTCCTTCGCATGGGGTATTCCTCAATTTCAAGTGTTATCACCTTAATCAAGTCAATGATATAGTGAGCCTTTTCGTTGTTTGTCATTTCGTTATGATATTTTTTAAATGCAATTCCCTTGCTTTGTCCTTTGGTGTCATATACTTTCTATTTCGTGTTCAACCTCTTCCCACCAATAATATTCATCTTCGCTGCCTTCTACCTCAATGTTCCATTTTTCTTTCATAACCTCCCGTGCGGTAAACAAGGCGCTTTGCTTTGCAAGGATTGAAACAAGGATCTCCTGTCCAAGTTCGCCTCCGATGCTTTGAATAAGGTTGTGGTAATGGGTGAATAATTCCTCTGCTTTTTCTTTTGGCGTCATAGGTTTTGTATTTCTTTTTTTACTTCTTTCCAATAATTAATGGAAGGGGATGTGTCATGTGTAGCCGTTAAAAGATAATGGATTTTTATTAACTCATCCACGGCAACCAAGGCGCATTTTTTAGCATTATTTTTTTTCATGTTATCGCCTAAAAATGAGGTTATTTCATTCCTGAACTTATCAATTAACTCCTCTGCTTTTTCTTTTGGTGTCATAGGTTTTGTATTTCTTTTTTTACTTCTTTCCAAAAATTAGTGTGTTCAATGCTATTATGTTTCCAAATAGCACATTTTAAAATTTCATCAACCGCAGTCAACGCGTGTCCTTTTGCCTTGGATGAATCAATATATTCCACCCAGCCTTTTGTTTCTGTTAAAATTTTTCTGCGTTCACTAAATTTATTTACTAATTCCTCTGCTTTTTCTTTTGGTGTCATGTCTTTTTAATTATGCGCAAGTGAATCAGAGCCTTGCATTAAACGAAGTGAGGCATAGCGAACTCCGTCAATCCCGTGCTGATGCATATCCATTGGCGTTGAAGATTTCTTGTCATTCCAAATATAATTCCTTAATTCAAACTTTAAATTATACGATTCCTCTGTTACAACAATCGTAAAATCAAGCATTCGTTTTATTCCGTCAACCACGCTGCCAGCGTACTTTTCCGTTTTATTCACATTGATTCCGTTTGACAAAAGCGCGTCAATCAAACGTGGCTCACTTGTATCAGCAACAATCATAGCATCCGTTTCAACCTCATTCCTAATCTTTGTAACAACCATGTCATAAGAAAGGCTTTGTTCGTAAATGATTTCCTTTACATAAATCTTATTTGCCGTGGTATCAACCGCAACTTTGACAAGCGCCAAGGGGTCTGGATAAAATCCGAAGTCAAGCCCGTAGGCGAAAGGTAGGCTTGTATCAAATTCGCCCTCCACCCAGTTTGGAAATATTACGCCATGTTTCTTATCCAGCCACTTGCCCAAAAACCTGTGCGCGTATGCCTCAGGTGACTTGCTTTTAATCGCCTCAATCTTTGCGATGTAATCCTTGCTTATATTATGGTAATTGTCAAGGTACGTCGTATGAATATGCGTTATGTCCTCATGCGTGCTTATCGGGATTGAATGCCCGTCAATCGTCTCCATGCGGTGCGACTTTTCAAACCAACGTTTCCAAATCCAATGCTCCACGTCTTGCGGGTTCATGACAAGGATAACAAGGTTAGGGGTGTCAGGCATACGAATGGATTCGTCAATGGTATCGAAGTCCTTTTCGCTTACGAATTCCTCAGCCTCGTCCACGATGAAAACATTGAGCCCAGGTATTGACTTTAACTTTGCCGTTTGATTTCCTGAACTTGTTTTGATTCCTGAAAAGATTATTTCACTCTTTGTAACCTTGTGACCAATTTGCGCGTTCGTCATGTTGAACTCGTCACCCACGCCAAGCAAGTCAATCTTTTCCCTGAACTCAGGGATAACGGAAATGTTGGCGCTTGATAACGTGTACCTTGTAAACAGTACCTTCCAATTTTTGTAAGCAAGTAACATATTACAAGCCCAAAGCCCCACGGTGAAAGACTTTGCCGAACCACGTCCACCCGTGATGAGGAAGTAACGCGTCCGCGGTTGCCAAAGGGCTTGGTATTTGTCACTAACTTTTATCTCCATCCTTTGTAAATATAATCGTTGGCACGGTCACCTTTTCCCCCTGCGTCGTGATATCAATGTTTTGCTTTGCCTTGCCATAAGCACGGTCAAGGAGCAACTGAGCCGCCTTGATGTCACCCTTTGCCGCCTGTTCCCTTAGCTTCATGATAATTGCCTCGGCTGCGGTAATACCGTCTTTTTCCTGACCCATGACATTTGCCATGATAAGGTCAAGGGCGGGAAGTTTTTTAGGGCGACCTGTTCCAACCGTGTTTCCTGATTTCAATTTGCCTCCGTGTTTTCCTTCCCTCATGATTCGAGATTTAAACGAGAATTGATTCCATTATTTTTAAAAACTTTCCAATCAACAAAATGATGAATACGGTTAAAACGTATTACAGTTTTTGCATATTGCGGCCACTGTGCCTCTAACATTTTTGCTTTTAAAAGTTTCTTTTTTGGGTCATTGCCTTTGTATAATTCATCTTGATTCCCTCCTTTCATTTTTTTGGACGTACTTACTTTATTAATTGTATAATAAACACAACTTCCAGTACTACCTCCATTATGTAATACTTGTAAACACAAATCTACATCCTCATTATATTTAAGTCTCCACCGATAAGGCAAACTATTTTTTATTAACAATGCTGAATACAAATCAATATTATTTTTTAATGTGTAATTTTCAATATATGACAAAGATGTTTTTATGTCTTTTATTTGACATCTTTTTCCATTAATCCATTTATAAAAAGATGTTATGTTATCGTCAAATAACCAATGATGCGTATATCCTAATTTTATCGAATGCTCCCAACAAAAATTTCTTGCAGGAAAACTTCCAAGTCCTAAATTTGCAAAAGGTAATTTTAACACCCTTTCTTTTCCCAATTTATTTACATAACTATCATATTCTTGTGGCTCAACTGCTATTAAATAATCTAAGTTATCTGCTTCAAATAAATTTGCAGTCATTGTAACGTCAAATCTTCCTTTGCTAATTATGTAAACAGGGAATTTATTTTGCATATTTTGTACTTAAATTAACGTGCCATACCCCTACATCGTCACCACCAAATTTTTATAATCATATTTCATCTTATTTTTATCATACCATTCGGCTGCTAAATCTTCATTATCAAAAATAAAAATAATACGATGCAATCCTTTTGAATTACCAACAGGGTCAAACTCTTCATTAATATCCAATTCATCTTCATTCATTGTGTTTAATTCTGAACCTGCCGACCAATTCGGTATCTCCATGCCCCACGCTTCCAAGTCCACCACGTCCCAATCGTTCGCCAGTGTATCCCAGTCCCATTCTCCAAATGCTACATTGTCCGCAATGATAAACCGCTTCTTTTCCTCCTCAGTTAAATCGCTGCTTCGCTTTACCCATGTTTCATCCACGTCCGTAAATCCAAGTTCTTGCAAGGCGCGAAGCCTCATGTTTCCCCCGAGTACCACGTTATTTTCGTCAATGACCATCGGGCGAAGCGATAGCATCTTTGGAAACTCCTGTATGCTTTGCTTTAGCTTTTGAAACTTGTCGTCCCTTAGGACGCGTGGGTTGTTCGGGTTTGGTTTTATATCCTTTAGCTTCATATACTTTTTAACACTTGTTTACGTTTGTTGTTGACGGTGAGAAGATTTCGCTCAGTCAAAAGCCATTTTCTCCCAGCCTGCAAATGATTAAAATAATCCCCGTCCTTTTCCAACGCCTTTTCAAATTGTCCGCTTAAATCGTCGTTGCCCTCGTACAACCGCACGCCTGGGACATTGAACTCCGTTATTTCCTTCGGTGCATAAGGAACGCAACCAGTGACAAGCATCTCCATCGCAAAGTTATTCGACTTACTTTGGTTAAAATTGTCATTTGTCAACGGGAACACGGCGTAATGTGCCGCACTGTTTTTAATGAGCTCAAAGTATTGAAACAAGGAATTGTTCCACGGTATGACCTTTACATTTGGGTAAAGCGTTTTGCCCAACCACTCAGGAATACCAATAAATGCAACCTCTGTGTCCTTGCGGCTGCTGACATAATGCCAAAATATATCCACGGTTTTTAAATCCTCAATGTGTGTCATGCTTCCACGCCACAACACGCGTTTAATCTTTGCCTCAAGTTTATCAGGTGACACGGGACAAAGTGGCGTCACTTGAAAGTCAATAGCGTTAGGAATAACCATTATTTTACTTTCGTCAAAGAATTGTTTGTAAAACTCTTTGAGGTACGGCGTTGAAACGATTATATAATCGGCATACTTGAAAGCCTTTTCAACAGATTCTTTTACCTGCGTTTTACCGAAGTGTGCCGACGCTGGATTCGCAGCGTTAACCTCATGTAATAAATCGTCGTGGTCAAGAATGATTTTTTTACCCATCTTCTTCGCCTCCGCGATCATTGATAACATTCCGTCACCATTGGGCCGTTGAAACAGGATAACGTCAACGTCGTAAAAATCATACCACTTTACCGTCTCAGGATTAAGGTAAGTAATATGAAGATTTATCATCTGGGAGCGAAGCCGCATGAATGGATTAACGGAACGATAATAATCGGTCGTTGGACTGGTTAAATTGGTGACAATGCCTAACCTCATTTACTTTGTTTTTGGTATGTGTCCAATAAAAGGTTTAAAACCTCCTCCATCGAGTGTTTGACGTTTGTTTCCTTCCAAAGTTGAAATTGCAAATCAAGCAATTTTTTCCTTATTTTTTCGTCCCGATAGCTTACCGAAAACACGGCGGCGGCTGGTTTATTGACATTCATTTTTTTGTTCTTTTAATCTGTAATAACGTTCCATTTGGTATTTATTAACCCTCTCTTTGTTCGCTTGATACCACGCTTTATTCCTAATGCTTTTCTCAGCCTTCTTTTCAGGTGATTGATTCTGGTGATAAAGCCTAAAATATTCCCTTTGCTTTTGCTTTTGGTACTCGGTCATATTCTCCCGATACTGCTTTTGATACTCAGGTGTCATTTAAAATGGGAGTGATTCGTCTTTTACCGTTGTTTCATTTGTCATCTTCGGGTTGTTCTCCCCAGGCGTTGCCTTGCCTCCAAATTCAATGTTATTTACCATGCAACGAATAACGCCCGTTGGTTCTCCGTTCTTCATGTACGCATTAACCCCACCTGTTCCTTCGACTACGACATACGTACCCTTTACCAAATGAGGCGCAAGTTTGGAACCACGGTCACCCCACATTGAACACGTCACCCAAACCGTCTTTTCCGTTGGATTGTTTCCAAATGTCTTTTCCGTATGTGCCACGGAGAAAGAACAAACGGTTGTATCACCAACGGACTTGATTTCAGCATCTGTACCAAGGCGACCCGCAACTATTAATTTTATCATTGTTTTTATTTTCTTTCTGCAAATATAATATTATTTTTGTTATCAAATTTAAAATATTTTTTAAGAATATATTTATATCTTTGTGGCGCAAGTTAGTTTAGTGTTAAAATGTTTTGCGACGGCAAAAAGACGAAGATTAGATTCCTTCACTTGCAAATTAGCAAGGTGGCGGATGGGTAGCGCAAAGCGGCGACCGCGGCTGACATTGTGGGTTCAAATCCCACCCTTGTACTTACCACCCGAAGGTTGAGCAATGCTGGCACCGTGCGTTGATAAAGGGATGGAACGGTGTAAATTTTAGCAAGATGGCGGAATGGTAGACGCACAAGTCGGATGGGTGGAGTATCGTAGCCCAAGGTTATACTTCCTTAACAAAAAAAAGTAGGGAGATACTCGTACGGGTTCGATTCCTGTTCTTGCTGCTAAAAAATTAAGGTTATGAATATTAAACAATTAAAAGAATCAATCGCAAATCTTCCTGACGAAATGGAAGTGGTTTTACAAAAAGATAGTGAGGGTAACGGGTATAGTCCACTTAAAGGTGTTGACTCAGATGCTGTTTACATTCCTTATAATACATGGTCAGGGGATGTTTATTCAATTGGATGGACTTCAGATGAAGCTGATATGTCAGATAAAGAATGGCAGGAAATAAAGTCGAAACCAAGAATTTTGATTTTATATCCTGTTAATTAATATTAACTTAGTCAGGTGGCGGAATGGTAGACGCACATCCTAAATACATTCAGATGGTGGAACTGAATTAATTGGGTGTACCACTTGCGGGTTCGAATCCCGTTCTGACTACTTTTTAAACCTCTCTTAAATCTCTAATAAATCTCTCTTAACCTCTCTTAAAATTAAACCTTATTCCTAACCTCAGGAACATGGTAATAAAAAACAAAACAAATGATTGATAACAAATTTTTTTTTGACAAATCCGTTGAACTTGGTTTTACCACGCGCGACTACGAACCCCTTGTTTCCTTGCATACCAACGGCGCAAGGGTTTTGCAAATCATGGGGTGTGAATCCGTGTTTGAGTTCGGATCAGGACTTGGATTCTTTTTATCCGCCTGCCAGCGCGTGGGCTTGTATAAACACGTTGGGTATGACATTAACCCGTATGAAAGGGAATTTGCAATAAGCAAGGGCATTGACCCAGGGAGATATTTACTTGCCAAATGGGTGACGAAATACCAGTTAGGAAGATATGAATTAAAGACTCATGGTTCATACGATGCCATTTACTCCACCGAAGTCTTTGAACACATGACCGACGAACAAATTAGCTTTGTCATGCCAATCCTTTACAAGACCTGTAAAAAGTATTTTTATTTTACGTCCACTCCTCATGCCTCAGCCGATCCAGCGTTCGACATTGAATGGGGACATATTAACCTGAAGCAAAAGGACGAATGGGTTGCCTTGTTTCATCGACACGGTTTTGACTTGCTGAGGGAAGCGACGGAGGTAACGCCGTGGGGGCTTTTGTTCGTGAAACGGGAGAAAAAGTAAAGGTATGGCAAATTATATTAAGGCAGCATTGGACAAGGTTTTGACATACGAAACACCGCCAGCCGTGGTAAAATACATGGAAATGCAAAGCGCACTGGGGAATCCGCCGTGGAAAAAAAGAAGGAGAAAGTAATTAATATTTTGTATATTTGTAATGTTCTTTTGAATGGCGTAGCAGGTATTCAAAAGGAAATTGGAACAAACCATTGTTCTAACCCTTTGCCAACGAACTGCTACTCGTTGGCAATTTTTTTTTATACTCATGCAAATATTAAAAGAACTTGAAGTCTTAATCCCACCGTTAACAAGTGAGGAATTTAAGCAACTGGAACGTAATATTCTTGAAGAAGGAATACGCGACCCATTGGTGACATGGAACGGTATTTTAGTCGATGGACACAACAGGTACAGGATTGCTCAGGAATACGACATTGACTTTGAAACCGTGGAAAAGGAATTTCCAGATATTTTAACGGTAAAGGTTTGGATGATTGTAAATCAATTCGGGAGAAGGAATTTAAACAATTATCAACGGAGTGTTTTAGCCTTGCATCTTGAAGGCGTTTACAATGAGAAAGCAAAGGAAAAGCAAAAAGGAGGACAAGGAGGTATTTTGCTTCCGCAGAAATCTGCGGAAGGAAATAAATTAGAAAATGAGACAAGGTATAAATTAGGTAAAGTTGCGAACGTTTCACATGATACGATAAGCAAGGTAAAGAAGATTGAAGCCACCGCCTCCCCCGAAATCAAGGCAAAGGTAAGCACTGGGCAAATAAGCATAAACGAGGCATTTAAGGAAATCAAGAAGGAGGAGAATGAACAATCAAAAACGCAAAAGGCGATTGAGATAATTGAAAAAGTTTACGAAAGCAATACAAATATTTTTCATGGAAATTGTATCGAGTTTATTAAAACCATTGAGGATAAAAGTATTGACTGTTTAATAACCGACCCACCCTACGGCGTTGACATTCAATTTGGCGCGTATGACAATCAACTGAGCCGCAAGATTGAAAACGATGGAAACATTGACGATGCTTTGCTTTTGCTTGATGAAATGTTACTTGAAGTAAAAAGCAAATTAAAAGACAATGCACACATTTACATTTTTTGTAACTGGAAAATATATCCTCAATTCAATGCAATTATTTCAAAGCATTTTCAAATCAAGAACCTCATAATATGGGATAAATTATTCATGGGAATGGGTGACTTAAAAGGGAATTATTCGAGCTCTTATGAAATGATTGTTTTCGCTGGAGGCAACAGGGAATTTTTATCAAGACCCAAAAATATAATTCAATGCAGATTTAATGATGAAAGATTTCATAACACTCAAAAGCCCGTTGATTTAATTAAGCAACTCATTGAAAATAGTACCAACGTCAATGAAACAATTTTCGATCCTTTCCTTGGAAGTGGCTCAACTGTCATTGCGGCAAATCAATTAAAAAGAAATTTCATTGGATGCGAAATTGACGAACAAAATTATAAGATAACTTTAAAAAGACTTGAAGATGGTAAGTGTTAATTATAAAGAATTTAGAAAGTACTCAGACAAAAGCCTTCCAGAGGCAAAGGAGCATATTTCAAAATTTTTCAATCAAGGACTTTATAAAATATCGTTGGTCGAATTTATTAAGGAATCTGGAAAATATGACGATACCATTAACGCTATTGACTTATTTGTAAATATTCCTGAGTTTAAAATAAGTCACAGGGCACGAAAAAAGTACGGAGACATTATTGACATTACGATTAAAACAAGAAGCCAAAACCCTGAGGTAAAATCTGAGTACGAAAAACTTTTGGAGTTTTCTTCACTCAATAAATCATGGTTTTATTTTTATTGTTTTTATGACGAGGAAAAGGATAATATAAGCAGATATATTATTTACGATTTACGCAAATTAATCAGGCTTCCAGAGTTTAAAGACAAATCAATCTTTGCTTATCCAACAGACAAATTTAACACAAAAGACGGCGGCTCACATTTTAATTGCATAACCGTTAATAAGTTAATTGAGAAAGGTGTTATTTTGGCTGACTGGTCAAAAGGTGAAGGCGAAGCAAAATATTATATATAATTTGCCAAATATTTATTATCTTTGGTTATTCTTTTGAATCAGGTAGGAGCGATTCAAAAGAACTTCGGGACAATATCCGCATTGTTCACATTGCCCAATGAACTCCTACTCGTTGGGCATTTTTTATTATAACTTATGGAGTTTTCATTTAACGTTGAATTTGCTAATCGTTACGGTATTGACGAAGCCATTATGATAAAATCCTTCCAATTTTGGATAAGGTTAAATAAGGCTAATGGAAATAATTTTAATGATGGTAAGTATTGGACGTATAATACAAATAAGTCACTTGGTTTGTATTTTACCTTTTGGAGCGAAAAGCAAGTGCGAAGGATTATTGAAAGCCTTGTCGATAAAGGTATTTTAATAAAAGGTAATTATAATAAAATCGGTTACGACAGAACGATTTGGTATGCCTTTGTTAACGAAGATTTATACCTTTCAGATAACTTTCATTTACCAGATAATGGATTTGACCAAAAGGGAAATACCATTTTACCAAATGGGCAAATGGATATTTCCAAAAGGGCAAATCGATTTTCACGAAAGGGCGAACCTATACCAGTTGCTAACCAAGTACTAAATACATTTACTAACTCAGATAATATTGAAAATCATTCTGATTTTACCGAATTTGAAAAAATTGAAATTACTGAAAATGAAATTAACCAAAGTAAAAAGGTTAATCCATTTACTTTAATAACACAGTTAGAAAAAGAAAAAAGTTCCGCGAAAAAAGAAAAAGAAAAGATTCCCTCCCCCACTTACGCCGCCTTCTCCGTGTTTTGCCAAACCTTCGAAAACTTATCTGGCGCCGCGTATCCGACTGACCAGAATGGACATTACATCATGATGCCCAAAGACGCGGGTCAAATGAAATTTCTTATGCAATACATTGACAAAATAGACAGACAGGGCGATAGCCTTGAGGCGTTGAAGGTGTTTATTCAAGCGGCATGGAACCTGAATGACAAATGGCTGAGGGCAAATTTCACCATTGCAAACATTTACGGACAAGCCTCAAAGATATTTACCGCGTATCAAACGACAAGCCCAGCGGCAAAGGACAAGGCGTATAATGATAAATTACAAGAATTGCTTGCCGAAAGAATGGCAAAGTTTCAAGATTAATAAAAACAACCAATTATGAACAATTTACCAATGATTGCCAACCGCGTCGAAGAAAAAATACAAGACGTGCAGCTTGTTATCCAGAACCGCGAATTAAGGATTTTTAAAACAGGTACAAAGGAAGCCATCCCGAAGATTGCCCAAACATTAAGCCAACTTCTCCCCGTGTATGGCATTGAGCCAAAGCCAGAGCACTTAATGGAAGTCACCGACTTTATTTCAAATTACAAGTTACTTGCCGTCGATGAAATTAAATTGGCATTTGAAAAGTTTGCAAAACAAGAACTTGATATTAATGACCACAAATTATACGGCAAAGTTGACCTTCATGCCATTGGTCGAATATTAACGGCTTATATAACATGGAGGCAAAAGATATACTTTGCCATGGATTCCGACATTCAGGCGAAGAAAGAAGAAGAAGATCGCATTAAACGCCTGGGTAAAGTGGCTGAGGAATACGATAAGGACTTTGATAACAAGTTGAAAAACTTTCAAAAGCCATTGGAAGAAATACCCGTATTTTGGTACGACGAATGCGTTAAGCGTGGTTATATCAATGAATGGAAGGAAGGGGAAAAGGAAGCCTTGTGGCTTGAGGCTCAGGAAATGGCAAAGCAGGAAAAGCCCGATTCAGATAATTTAATTGATCGCAAGAACCACATGAGGAAAATTGAAGAAGGAAATATGCCCCGTGCCCGCGCACTTGCTTACAAGTTAGCCGTCTGGCGCAAGGTGTTGCTAAGATAAGTTTCATAATTTGGTTTTGTTTTGGTGGGGCATAGAAATTATGCCTCACTTTTTTTTAATTTATTTTTGTAAATATTTTTTTATTCAAATAATTATATTTAAATTTACGTATTGAAAATAACAAAAGCCAATTATCATGATGACAATGAATGAATTAAAAAACCACTTTGACAAGGTTCACGAATTAGTAGCCGATGCAGCATTTGTAAAAACTGTTTACCACGCGGTAAAATCTCAGGGTTGCACCGACGAAGAATGGGAGGCAAATAAAATGCCAATAGTTGCAAGAATGGCAAATGAGTATCTAAACAAATTAGACCAGGACATTAAAAAGGTTCAAGAATCATGGAGCTAACCACTCCATTTTTCCACCTTTAAAAACTTACCAAAATGAATATTACAAAATACACATGCAAATGTACCATCGATAAAAAGAAAGGTCACTTTGTACACGTGACTTTTTCCCACGGCTTCGGCTTGTACGGGCAAACGTCACCGCATTCGCCTGAGGATAACATGGAGATACACGGCTGGACATTTGAGCCAGCGGACATTGACCTTGAATTATATCCAAAAATCACCCGTTACAATCTCATGCCCCTTGTAGCTGAGAATGAAATGGACTGGACAATTTTAACAAATCAATCACTTTAAAAACAAACCAAAAAATGGAAGCTTTAAAAACCACATTAACCGACAACGCGCTTACCCGTTATTACGAGTTGAGAATCAAGTATCTTGAAGGCGAAAACGAAAGATTAAGGAATGAGGCGCGCGCCGACTTTTTAACGGTGTTAGACTTTTGGATTTACGCCCAGCGTATAATTGAGGCTTATGTAATATTTCATAAGGAGTCCAATCATGACCATTATCTTGACATGATTAAAACAATATTACAAAACATGGAAAGTAAAGAAGAAAAAGCATTGGATACTGGTATAAATAAGTTAAGAATTGAAATAATTGCTCGTTGCAAAATCGCTATTATTAAATGCCAACAAATAACCGCAGCAAGATGATTAATATACAAGACTTCGCGCTCAATGCCTCATTGAGTATTTGCCCTTCGCATATCGTTGAACCCCTTCACCTGAAAAAATGGTGGAGGGAACGCGGAGTGGGTGAAATAGAAAAATACTTTTGGACGGGTAAGAAAATAAAATACGATCAGGAAATAGACTGGAAGGCAATAAGTGACCACAAAAAACAAATGTGGTACGATTCTCAAAATTTTCAAATTAATATGGGTCATGAATATTCTAAAAGGCAAGGTTAAATACACGGCGGGCAAAGTGTTCGAAGGTCAATACGGACCATCCATTAACGCCGTCATTACATTGGACAACGGCACTGAGGCGCGCGTTTACGGAAAAGCAGACGATACAAAGTTAATGGCATTGAAGAAAGACGACGCCGTCACCATTATCCACGACGGCAAAAGTTATAAAGTCGCATTCGATATGCTTACAGCGAACGAAATACCTGAAAAGGTACAAACACCCACCGAAGGCGCAAACGTGCAGCAGGCGGCAAATGTACCCCCTAAAAGCAACGGTAAAATGACACCTGAGGAAATCACGGAAAAGGCGACGTTAATGACTTCGGTTTATGCTGACATATTTCACCAGTTGCAAGCCTCGGGGCTGGAGCCTGCCCAGGCGCAACCAGCCGCCGCCACGATCTTTATTCAAATCGGAAAATATTTTTAATCAATTTGGTACGTTTTTTCCCCAGCCTGAAACATGGCTGGGGTTTTACCGCGCCGCAAAACAAAAGAACCATGGAAAACCAAGAAGAAAAAGAAACGTCGTTGGAATACTTTTACGATAAGGTATTGGACGCCTCCGAGTTTTACGAATCAGAATACAAAGCCATTGTCGATGCTTTGAATGAGGCAAAGAAAATGTATGACGAGGAAATTGAAAAGGCTTATATGAAAGGTAAAATGGATTTTAAGAACCAAGCAATTGCATTTTATGAAGATAAAATAAATATGGCTTATAAAGAAGGTTGGTTTGATGGTGCTGAAAATTTTAACCCTAATAAAAACAAATAACCATGCTCCTTCCAAAAAAATATATATCAGTCAGCCAGATTAATCTTTGGTACTCTGACCGTCAAAAGTACATTAATCGTTACTTTTTAAACCTTCCTGAGGAACCATCCATTTACATGGACTTTGGCAAACAATTTGCCGAGGATACGGAAGCGTTTATCAAAAACGGCATAATCATGGAAACCTTTCCCGATTTTTACATTGACAAAATACAAGGCTTCAAAGGTTTGGAGGCTGAGAAACCAATAAGCCTGAGTATTAACGATATTCAAGTCGTTGGTTATATCGACGCATGGGACAGGGAGAACAACCGCGTTATTGACTTTAAAACCTCAGGCAAACCGTGGACAATGGAGACCTTAAAAACAAGCCTTCAAATGAAAGTGTACGCTCTGGCAATGTTTGTAAATGGTGACACGATTCCCGAAAGCCAAATCAACTGGCTGGGAACAAAGAGAACGAAAAACGGCTTATCTTTTACGGGTGAAAGTTGTGAATTAAACCATACCTTTGAAATGGATGACTTGCTTAAAGCCATTGTTTTGATTGAGCAAACTTGCAAGCAGATAAGCGAGGTTTATAAAAGTTTTTTACACAGCCATTAAAATGGAAGCCATGACCGATGATTTGGAAAATGAATTGAAAAAGATAATGAAATCAGATACAAGGGGATTAAGGTTCAATGATGAAAAAATCAGATACGACCTTATTCCCCCGTTGGCTCACCGTGAATGTGCCAAAGTTTGGACAAAGGGATTGGACAAATACCCCGCAGGAAATTGGGAAAAAGGTATGCCGTGGAGCGAGGTGATTGCCTCCGCCTTGCGTCACCTTGAAGCCATTCGTCTCGGTGAGGACATTGACCCAGAGGACGGTTGCCTTCACGCCGCGCACTTGCAATGCAACGCGCAAATGTTGACCGAATATTATTTTACTAAACAAGATTTTGATAACCGCAAAAAATACGAAACAAAATGATTTTAACCGACAAGACAATTAATGACGAAATTAGCGAAGGTAACATCGTTATTGAGCCTTTTAACCCTGAGAACCTTGGCACCAATTCCTACGATTTAACTCTTTCAAATACCCTGGTACTTTACACCGAGCGAGTGTTAGACGTGCGCAAGAAAAACCCATCTGCGCCAATCATTATTCCTGACGAAGGAATAATTTTGCAACCTGGCATTGTTTACCTTGCATCCACGGTGGAATACACGGAGACCTTGAAACACGTGCCAATTATCCAAGGGAAATCATCATTAGGAAGATTAGGTTTATTTGTCCATGTGACAGCAGGATTCGGAGACGTTGGATTCAAGGGGCATTGGACATTGGAACTTTTGACGGTTCAGCCGCTGAAGATTTACGCGGGAATGAAAATCGCCCAGCTTACTTATCAGGATATTTCTGAGATGCCTAATATTTCGTATGATAAAAAGCAAGACGCAAAGTATTCAAATCAGGGGAAAGATCCAGTCGCCTCAAAGAATTATTTAAATAAGCAGCCATGACCGACGAAGAAAGGGAAAAGCAACGGACGTATGACCGCGAATATTATCGAAATATGCCAGCCTTCCAAAAGGACAAACGAAAGGAGGCGACACGGCTGAGGAATAAGGACAAATACTGGAAGTTGACGGACGAAGAAAGGCAAATAAGAAAAGACAAAAGCCTTGCCTATTATTATGCGAACATTGAGGCATTGAAAATAAAAGCAAAAGCCTATCGAGAACGAAAATTAAAAAGTAAATATGAGTGACGAGGAAAAAAAACTTTATAAATCGGAATACATGAAGTCATATTATCAAAATATGACACCCTACCAAAAGGAAATAAGGCGTTTAAAAAATTTGGAAAACAAGAAAAAAAGATATGATGAAAATAAAGTAAAAAAACCTGAACTTTTTTTTAATAAAGACAAAAGGTATTATCTTAATAATATTGAAAAGATAAGAGCCTATCAAAAAGAATATCGTTTAAAACAAAAAGAAAAGAAAAATCATGATGACTGAAAGGGAAAAACAAAAATTAATCAAAGATGCCGCCAACGTCTTCGTTGCCGCTGGAGGCATTGTTACTTTGGCTTTCGCAATTTATTTTATTATTCACACTTTAAAAAATTGGTATTAATGAGCAAATTTGAAATTAAATACAATGACAAAAGAATGATCATTGAAGCCGAAAGCGTGGAAAAGGCGCTTGAGCAATTCAAGGAATTAAAAATTGAAGTTAAAAACTTTGAGATAAGCATTGCAAAGTTTGGCGAATACAGGAAATAAATGTGAAGTAGTAAGTTGTTAAAGTGTTCTTTTGGGTCCGTGTCCTTCGATGCGGACATTTTTTTTATTTTATTATTGTAAATATTTTTTTATTCAAATAAATAATATTAAATTTACGTATTGAAAAAAAACAAAAACAAACCAAATGACAACTTTAGCAAAAACAACAGAAAACAACGCAAAAGTAAAAGCACTTAAAAAAATAGCTGAGACTAAATGGACTGGAACAACTATTCACACAAATTTGGACGCTTGTTTAACAGGAATAAATTTAGATAGTACAAATTCAGGATGGTATAAACCATCGGCATCAAGAATAGATGGATTAACTGGTATTTTTATGATAAATCAAGATGGTTCAATTTTTTGCGAAGCAAGAGTTATAAAAATAAGCGAAAAAGAATATAAAATAGAATATATGACAATGGCAGGATGGAACGAATTTGAAAATCTTTTTCATCAATTTATGGATGAAAACTAAAAATAAAAAAAAACAAGAGGGGGGTGTAAACTCCCTCTTTATTATTTACCATTAAAAACAAAACAAATGGAAACAACAATTTTTGCAGTTATGTACTTTGGCAATGCCAAAAGATACCAAGACCTAAACTATGAAATCGAAGCCTTTACAAAGCGCGAAGCCGTTGAAAAATTTTACGAACAAATGCGCAACGAGGATTATTTTCCTGAAGACGAATTTGTTTACGGTGGACTTGTTCGCGACTGTGACGGAAACGTAATTGCTGAGCCAGGCAGCGAAAGCATTGAATACGACGGTGGATATTTTTACGCAGAACCAGTAATTCTTTAATCATGAAATTATATAACAATTTTCAAAAAGAAGTACAAAAGTTTCCAATTATTGCTGGTATGCGATTAGACGGAAAAGGCAACAATAAATTAAAAATTGTTGGTTACAGATGGGTTGAATTTACTTACGACGTTAATCCTGAAGTTGCAGACGATAAATTTATTGTTGGAGAAAAAATAATTAAAAAGACATTTTTATGAAAGAGCCAATCATTGAAACCTACGTCCCACAAAATAAGCGGATGCCATATCAGGTAGCCGCTGGCGTTGGCGTTGCCTTCGTTGTTGGGTTAATTTATTCCCCAATCAACACCCAATACCATTACACCTCATTCGTGCCAGTCGTTGAACGCGACACGGTGTATGTTCACAAAATTACAACGCTTACATTCCCAGCAAAGGAAGAAAAAAGCGAGGTCAATGAAAAGGCGTATGGCTCAAGGTCATACGGCTGGGAAATAAGGAAAATGAATATTCACGAATTAAGAAAAAACCTTGAAGGCAAAGGTTTCCGAAACCTTGATAAAATCGACTTATTTAAAATGCGTCGTATATGGCTGGCGTATTCCTACGAAGCCATGCTTATGAATGTTCATCACTTGACCGACTTCCCAGTGTCCATGATCTATTCCTTTTTCATCATTGAGGCAACCACTTCAGGCGTTGAAACCGAACTTTGGCGTAAACACGCGAACGCTGGAGGCGTAAAGGCTTTGAAAAATCAAAAGTCGGTGACGTACAAAACACGGGAGGTCATTCGCGGACGCGACAAGTACATTCGCGCCAAGTTCATGAGTGCAAGCACCACGGAAGAAGGCATGAAGCTTTGGGCAGGCGTTTTGAACTCTGGCAGATACGCGGAATGTAAAAAGGCAAATTACAAGTTGAAAGGGATAAAGTTGTATGAAAGCATTTGTAAATGTGTTTACAAAAGCGGGTATCACACGGACACCGATTACAAGTTTCGCGCCTCATTAATGGCTGAGTTCTGGGAGTTGAAAAAGAATCATTACCCGTTGAAAGGGAAAAGAGATGAATTTTAAATTATTTTGCATTTATTTTTGTAAATATTTTTTTGTTTAAATATTACTTTGTATATTTACATATCGAAAGAACGAAACGATATTTCACACAACAAAAACAAACGTCATGATCTCAATTAACATTTTAGCTCCAAAATCAGAACTTAGAACATCTTTAAAATCTTACATGGCTGTAAAGAATGACCAGCCAGTTATTTTCAAAAAAACCGCCAACAAATTCTTTGCAGAAAATGGCATAGAATTACAAGACGCTTCGATGGTTATCATAAAAGACGGCATTTACTGGATGTTAAAGCACACAATATACAAAGGCTACAAAGGTAAAAGAATCGAGGAGGCATCATATCTTCCGATAGTTGACGTACAGGAAGAAGTAACAACTGCACCAGTAAGCGCAAAAGAAGTGTTCAATTCTATCAATTTTATTAACCCAACAAAAAATCATGTAAGCTCAGTTGGCTCTTATGTTAGCGAGGCAAGATTAGACGCGATTGCAACGAAGATAAGCGAAATTAAATCTTACCTTCCTGAGGGTTCATTGGCTCTAAACATCTTAACAAGCCAGTCAACATTTACTGACAAGCAACTTTGGGTAATTGCTTATGCGCTTGTAAAAACTAATTACCGCCCATCTGCCACAAAAAAAGCAGACAAAAACGAGCTACCAACACGCCGCTTAAAATATGTTGACGGCAAATTTTTCACCGAAGAAATTGTTTACGCTTAATAATTGTTTCACAGGGCAGCGCCCCCAGCTGCCCCTTTTTTTTACACACAACAAAAACAAAATCAAATGGAAAAGAATTTCACAAACACACAATTTAAATGGACATTCGAAAATATTTCGGATAACATTCCAACCATCATGCTTTTAACCATTATTCTAACGTATGGCATCAATGCCTACTTAACCGCCATTTTTCTCCCTATTGACTTTTGGCTTGCGATCATTGCCGCCAGTATTTTGCAACTCGGACGCTTCGCCGTGGTTTTCATGGATTTCTTGAATCCAACCAAAGGAAGGAGTACTTATCCGCCGAAGATTGCCCTGGGTGCAACCCTTGTGGCATTGGTTGAAATCTTCTTTGGCTTGCAGGAAAAGTACGAAGGCGGCGAATTTATCACCATGTTTTTATTTGTCGGCACCATCGTTGTTTTCGGTTATTTACTTGAAATCAACTTTGTTGACAAGGGCGTGGAGGCTTATGGTATCAATGCACCTGAGCCAAAGCCAAAGCGCAAAAGGAAACCACGCGTAAAGGTTGAGGCAAAAGAAAACAATGAAACCACGGGAACAACGGCAAAAAACTTTGTATCTTCATTTAAAACAATAACACTTTGAGGACACTGATAGGCGTTGACCCAGCGTTAAGAATAAAGGGAATGGCGGTTTGCATTATCGCAGACCGCACCATGATTTTCAAAAGGTATAAAAGGTTTGTCGATTTTATCGGTGACGTTATAACCTGGGTGACATACGAAAGTCCTGTTGTTTTGGTTGAAGATTCAAGCCTCCAGAATGTGACCTTTAATAATTCAATCAACCGCGCGATCCTTTCTCGAATGTCCCGCAACGTTGGCATGAATCAAGCCGCTTCCAGGATTGCTTATGAATGGATAAAGGAACATGACATTGAAGCCTATAATATTAGCCCTGAAGCAAAGGGTAAAAAGTTTAATAAAGACGTCTTTATGCGAGTTGTCGCAAGTGAGCGACTGAAATTTGAACCAGATTTTAAACCAGCCAAAATAAGTCAAGACGAAATAGACGCTTTCTTCCTTGCGCTTATGGCAAAAAATTATATGAAACATGGAAAATAAAGAAACAAAAGCAAATGAATCGATAAATAGGATTCTTTATATGGATAATTACACATCTGAGGGTCTTACAAAGCGCGAGTACTTTGCTGCAATGGCATTGCAAGGGTTGTTAGCAAATGACAGTGCATTAATTATAAGCAAAGTAATAGATGCTGTAAAATCTGCAGGTGCTTTAATTGAGGAACTAAACAAAACAAAGACAAATGATTGAAAAAATAAAATCATTTCTTATTGAAATATGCATTTTTCTTGCATGTGGTATTTTAAAAGAACTAAACAAAACAAAGCAAGATGAAAAATAACGAATTAACAGACGGATTAACCAATGAACAATGGAAGGAAGCGCAAAGATGTTTTAACGCGCGCCCAGCTCCGATAAGATTTGCCGACACGGTAAATAGCAAACAATCGGTAATAAATTTTTACCTTAATCCTTTGATTCCCGAGACGATGCCCACCTATCAATCAATGAATAAGGAACGAATGGTAAGCATTTGTTACCAACTTTATCATTCAAAGGAAACCGATATTCTGAAAGAATCAGCCGCAAAGCTAATAAAACTTATAATTGATTGATTATCATTTGTTAAATTGTTGATGTGTATATCGGGGCTGGCATTTGAACCAGCCCTTTTTTTATTTAAAAGATTACCCCTTGCGTTTTCGCGTAATCCACGACCGCCCTTGCATGAGACAAAGCCAACGTGTTTTGGAACACAGGGTCAAACATCATTAAAGCATCGTGGTAATTTGTAAAGAAGCCGTTTTCACTGAGCACCGCTGGCATATTGGTTTGAGTAATAACAAAGAAGCTTTCTTCTTTATCCTTGTCGCCGTCCGTTGTATCCATGCGATACACCCATTTAGGGAATGCCTCCTGAACCTCTTTGAAAAGAAACTCCGCGTAAATGTCCGACCTTGTTTTACCTTTGCTCGTAAACACCTCAAAACCCCTTGCGTTGGGTGACGTTGCCGCATTACCGTGAATGCTGAGGTACAACGAATCTTCGTAATTTTGAGCGTTAATATTTGCCTTCGCCACGCGCTTAGTCAATGAAATATCCAAGACAGGATCGTAAACGCGTACCACGGAAAAGCCCCAGTCAATTAAATACTGCTCAATCTTTGCCGCAACGTCGCGGTTGAACACGCCTTCAAAGAACCACCCGTAACCGTGGAATTTTGCGTTATTATGCTGAGCGCACTTTGACGGGTAAGTCGTATAATTGTAAGGTAACTTTTTCTTTGAGTCAATTCCTCCATGTCCCGCGTCAAGGAAAACACAAAATTTAGATGCTTTCATATTTTAATATTTTTAAGGGCGATGCAAGTCAATGCACCGCCCTGTAAGCCGCATAAGGTAGCGAATCGTCTGCGCCTATAATTTGAATCCAATCAATGCGAAAGCCGCACCTACGATTGATAATTTTGCTGGCAATTTTACCTCAATTTCCTTTCCAGCGCATTCCCTGGATGTCTCCTTTATTTTGTCCCAAATGATTTGAGCAAGTTGGATATATTCGCGCCAGGTGAATTTAACTTTGTTGCCCTCAAGATGAACGTTTATTTCACTTGCCAGCTCCGCAAAGTTCATTGAGTAACAAGCCACATCACCCATTGGTGACTTTATTCCATCTGCATTTTTCAATGCTTCTTTTAAATTAGTCTGCATATTATTTATTTTAACGATTAAAAAAACGTGTGATTAAAACGCCAAGGTTTACGCCTGTTATGCGTTTAATATTTTCCGAAATAGAATAAAGCTCCACCGTTGCAATTAAAAACGCTGCCATGTACGTTATGTTGAACGGAAGGGAAAAAGTATTTCTTGCACCCTCGAATATCAGGATGCCACAGAAATAAACGACTATTTTTTCCATTGTACGATAAAGGCCTTTGCTATTTATCTTTTGTTGCTCTTTCTTTGCTGCGAGGATTCCCGTAGCCATATCGGCAAAAACCACGAATACCGTAAATATCAAAAATCCTTTTATTGGTATGAAAAATGAAAATATCCAGCCGCAACAAATGGCATATGTTATTTTTTCCCATCCAAGATGCAAAAAGTTTATTAAGGTTGCTTTCATTGCTTTGTTTTTCTCAGGATTAATTTATTATCAAAGTCTTTGAAAACATTTGCCTTCGTTAAATAAATAACCATTCTATCGCCTTGATTGGGATAATTTAAAATATACCCATACGTGTCAGAAATAATAACCAAAGGTCTATTCAAAGATTCACCTATTTTAATCCTCAGGCTTCCCGCTTGATTTACAAATATTTCAGCCCCTGCCACAACCTTTGTTCCGTTGGCAATGGCTTGATAATTGCCTGTCCAAAACCTTTTAAATTGTTCTTGCAAATAATCAAATGAGCCTTGTATTTTTCCGTTGCTCAATGACTTGTCTAACTTGTTCGCACTTGCAATAAACTTGTTTTGCCTTTCAAGTAAATTTAAGGCATCAGCCATTTTACGGGAATCGTCAACCAGGTCATTAGTAAGAAAAGGGACAATGAGATTTGAATCAGCAAACACGGTTAAACTTGAATTATCCGCGTCGGTAATTTGCTTTACCTGCCAGACCGTGTCAGGGTCAATAAATACCTTTTTGATAATTATTGTATCCTGAGCAAAGGAATACAACGGGAAAAGGATAAGGAATAATATTTTTTTCATGTGTGTTTATTTAAAAGCAATCCAAAAGAACCCAACGGACACAGTATCTAAGCCTACTCCCGTGGTTGAATCGTATATTCTAAATTCTAAATTTGAAGAAGTAATGCCCCTGACAACTATAACATAACTATTTAATTGTGCAATGGTCGCAATAACTTTTGAAGGCGTGTAAGATAAACCATGAGCAACATTTATATTTCCGACACTATTAGTCGTTGCGGTTATTCCTCCTACTTTCATAACGCCACTTTGATTAATGTCAGTAACCTCCCCCACCACATTGCTTCCATCTTTTCCAAGTAAACTTGTCGGCGTTGCCGTTACCGTGTTTATTCTTACCTGCCCATTAACATCAAGCGTCTTTGTCGGCGCGTTTGTTCCAATGCCCACCCTGCTTGTTGAGGCATCCACGAAAAGCATGTTTGCGTTGGCTTCACTTTCCACGCGGAAGTCGGAATCAGTTGAGCCCTCATTGAACACGGCTGAGGAATTAACGGTAAGCGGTGCGGACAATGTCGTTGCGCTTGTTACACCGAGGGTGCCGCCGATTGTAGCACTATTTATAATACTTAAATTACCTGAAGGTGTTATAGTCATTCGATTTGTTCTTACCGTTCCAAATCCTGTAAGAAAATTTAAACTACCAACATCAACTCCTACACCATCACCAGATGATTCAATCGATGCACCGTAATTTAAAAAACTACCATTATTTGAAGAAAATATTAGCTTTCCATAGCTTCCAGCGTCTGCTGAAGATAATCTTAAAATTGAATTACTACTTTTAGAAATACCTAAATCACCGCTTAATGTTCCCCCTGTCAATGGCAAATAAGTTGACGCCGCTGACCCTGTTGTAAGATAAGTACTTGAATCGACATCACCATTTGCTTTAAGAAATTGCGACGATGTACCACCTTGTTTTATGATTGTCCCAGCAGATAAAATAGGCGTTGAAATAACTCCCCCACTACCCATATTTAAATTACCATTTATATTAAGCGTTGCGTTCATTGTAGATTCAGTATTCAATGGAACATACGTTGAAGCCGCCGTGCCCGTGCGCAAGTAATTTGTAAGCATGGAAGCCGTGTCACTTGTTAACAATACAGCCGTTGTATCCCTCCAAAGTCCACCTTTATAATACAAAGATGAATTTTCAATAGGTGATGAAATAGCAACATCATGAAGCTCATTCAATTTATAACCCGATGCCACGCGTATTGCGATTGTTCCGTTATTTGCATGGCTATTTATACAAAAGCCAATAGGCATATCAAGATTTGGCGCAATGGGTTCAATATCTGTCCAAACACCTGCCACCGTTGGCGAAGGGTAAAGGATTGCGCCAGCCGCAAAGGTATCTGTGTTAACTTGTCGTATTTTGCCAAACGAAATAACATATCCATCCTCACCATCTGTCAAATCATGAGCCGTTATTCCAAGTAAATATTTTGCATCTATTGAACCATTGGCGATAAATTTAGCAACGGTTATTCTTCCACTCGAACCAACCGTGCCATTGGCGTAAACAAGGCTACCTTTGGTAATGGTTGCGCCTGTTTGATTCTTAACTAACCAAAAGTTTTTGAATCCTAATTCGTTTGGAACATTGTCATTTAATCCAAGCACCACCGTAGCCAAATCCGAATCCCAACGCATTTTTGCCGTGTCAACATTGTTTGTCGGTACATTGACATTGAAAAACAAGGAATCAACTGGTTGCGTGAAAGCCGCTGAACCACCGCCAATCAAGTTCCAAACGTTGGAAGTAAAATCAAACGTATAAAATTTAAGGTTAATGGTATCAAGAATAACCCAGGCGTTTTGGTTGTTTATCGGTTGGATGGAAGCCGTGTCGGACAATGCACCACGCCAAACAAGCCCGTCGCCCGTGGTTTGAAAACCAAGTCGTTGTTTGTTTAATGTGTTTGGGTACTGAGCAAAGAGGGTAAACGAAAGGAATATAAAAAGAATTGAAGGCAAAGTTTTTTTACCTCCAATCTTTCTAATTATGCTACTCCCCAGTTTAAGCAATACTTGTTCCACCAATATTTCACCCACGCGCCCCAATGTTTTTAAAAAACGTCTTTCTTTCTTTGGTTTTATTTCACTCATAGTACTATTCCCATTGTATTATAAATATCAAATATTTCTTCGTCCTCGTCGCAAGTTGCCTCAGGACAACCCACGGCGCTGGGGATAAATCCAAGAAGGTTCGTTGCGCAAGTGCATAAATAATCTTTGATTCTTTTCTTCTTTACCTCTAACCTTTGTAACAAAGTATCTTGATAAAATTTCAATCCTTCAACGCCCACGTTTTGCCCGTATTCGTTATCCAATGTATAAAGTCCATTTGTTCCAAGTTGCATCACCATGTAAGGCGCTGCCTCGTAAAGAACCGCGTTGGCGCAAAAGGATTTTAATTGGTCATTCCAAAGGTTTTGATAAGCCGTCGATGTAAACGCCGTGGAGCTTCCTTTGTCAGCAACAAGGGCATCGTAAAACGTTAAGCCAACGGCGGGAATTATCCAACGGTATTCCGCGTCTTGAATGTGAGGGCTTATCAATGACTTATCAAGGCGTATGTCAGCAGGCGTTGGTCTTGCAACACCGCCGCTTATGACCTCAGATGGTTGTATTAATTGGCTCATTTATTTCGATTGGTGAATAACCTAATATTTCCCTCTTTTCGTCTTGCGTCAAATTATCCTCAACCGCAATATCACCCATGAAAGACACGGGTAAAGTATTTGATATTGAGAATTGAACGTCTTTTAAGGCTGGGTTATAAAGCCCAATTTCGGCTAAATAAGGATTTATGATTTTAGATAACATCAAGTTTTGGCGCGGTTTGATAACCGTACTTTGTAAGTACTCCATTTCCTGACGTATCTGTTGATTGCTTCCAAGTTGCCCCGCGGTTGCGAAGCCTGCAAGTGACTTGCTCCATCTGTTCGCCACAACAATCGCCGAGGCTGCCAAGTTTTGCAAGTTTAAAAATTCGCCCTCATTTTCTTTTGAGGTCGGAATCCAATTTGCTTTTAATTTTTCGTCCCTTAGAACTTGTACAAATAACTTATGATTATTTGCCATGCCTGTGAACTTGCTTTCTATTCCTTCAACCAATTTCTTTGCCTCAGCTGGTGTAATTGAGCCGAAAAATTGCATGATACCCGAAGGCATGAAGCCGTTTTCAAATTTACTTGTATTAAATCGCTGAATCCTGTATTCCATTTCAGCCCACATCTTTGCGCCAATCCACTCAGGTAAGCCAAAGTAAAAATAGCCCGCCGCGTATTGCTTTACATGGATAACGCTTCTTTGCGTTCCGTCTTCAAATTTCTTAAAGTCTGGGTACATTGGTACCTCTCTAAATCCTTCGCTTTCATAAAACACGCCGTCGGTGGTAAGTGGCACTTCTTCCCAGTTGTCGTAAATGCCAACCGATTTTATAATCTGATCCGCTTCCGCTTTTCGAATACCAATGTTGTAAACGGGTACATGATAAATATAAGTAAATGGTTCGCTGCCTACTTTGCCTTTAACAATTTCGCAAAAGCTATTTCCAAAAGCATCATAGTCAAACGCAAGTTGAGCCAAAACCTCCTGCAGATTTTGACCATGTAAATTAACCTGTGAAATAACATCCTCAATTTCATTTAAAGAATCGTCGGTGATAACCTCACCCTTCATTGACGTGGTAAGCAATGTATTTGCCTTACCCTTCATGGGAATAAAGCCGTCACCGACAACCATATTTGTTTTATCTTCGATTATTCTTCGTAACGTCGGCGAATTATTTACAATGGCTATAAGGCTCTTTAAAAAGTCGTCTTTTTGCGTGAAGAACCTTACCCACTTTGCCCCTGTGAAATCAAGCCTCTCCCGTGACGGCTCGTTAAAAATATCCTCCTTTACAAGCATGGTATTGGAGGTATCTAAGGTAACCGAGGCAAGTAAAGGGCTTTGATTCCGTTTACTTACCCTGTTGTTCCTGTTCGGGACTGCCTGTATTTTCTTTAATTGTTGGCTCATAGCTTTTTTTCTCAGGGGTATAAATGACGTGTTGCCCAACGGTCTGAGGGCTTGATGTGTACCAAGCCCTCAATTCGTTTTGTGAAAGTTCGCCGATAGTTTTTCGAATGATGCCTGCTTTGCCCGAAAGGTCTGCCCCAACGTAAAGCATTTGTTTGCTTTTATCTCTAACTATCATACTTTTATTAATCTAAGGCGTTCATCACTGTTTCGCCGTTCACAATGTACCTTGCTTTGTTCGTGGTTCTGCAAGTAATGGTAAGCGTTTCTTGATTTGAATCGGTAAACAATGCACCCGATAAACCTTCGGCGCTTGTTAACCTTGCAACTCTTTTCTTACCGCCAACCAATTCAACGCCCCAAATCCAATAATTACCCGTGTTTTCCACGTGTACACAAACCAAGCCGCACGCCTGATTTGCCATGTCTTGAATAAGGTTACGTAATTCCTGGTCACGGCAATTAATGACACCTGTCAAACTTTGCTCAATCGATACCGATAAAGTGTCAGGGTCTTGCGTTACCGTTTCCGTGAACGCTCCTGAGTTATCCCTAAACTCAATTTCGTAAAATACGCCAGCCGTGGAGGTCATGGCTATTGCCGTGGTTGCTCCTGAGGCGTTATTGGTAACGCTTGCGACTTGGTTAGCATTGGCAATGTAAAGTTTGCCAATACCACCTGCGCACGTTCCGTTTATACACTCGTTAAGCC